AAAAGAAGTTTTAAAGCATGGAAGTACCTTACACATGCTGTTAGGGTTCAGTGCCCGGAGTTGGTAAATAAGCCAAAACCTGTACCTGCTCCTCCTAAAGCACCAAAGCCCGCACCTAAGGCAGCGGTCAAGCCTGCTGTTAGACCGGCAGTTAAAAAAGGATAAAGATGATGAATAAAATCTTTAATCTGACGTCTACTTTTAAGTCCCATACCGAAGATGATGGAAGCATCATGATTCGAGGTATGGCTAGTACAGCAGACTTTGATCGCGCTGGCGATTCAATATCCGCCGACGCATGGACTAAGGGTGGATTGCATAATTTTGAAAAGAACCCTATTATTCTTTTCAACCACGACTATAACCGACCTATTGGAAGAGCTACTGGTTTAAAGAGCACTGAAAATGGGTTGGAACTTACTGCGAAAATCAGTAAGGCTGCTGCAGATGTAGCAGAGTTAGTTAAAGACGGTGTTCTTGGAGCCTTTTCTGTTGGTTTTCGAGTCAAGGACGCTGATTATATAGAGGAAACCGACGGATTAAGAATAAAGGACGCTGAGTTATTTGAGGTATCGGTAGTATCGGTACCGTGTAATCAATCAGCTACTTTTTCACTAGCGAAATCTTTTAACTCTATGGATGAGTACGAGGATTTCAAAAAAACTTTCACTAATAGTGACGGGACGAAAGTCCAAAAGGAGATCAAAATGTCTGAAGAGACACAACAACCCGTTGACTTGGAAGCTTTTGCTAAAAAAGTAGCTGAGGAAACTGCTGCTAAAATCGCAATGAAGCAAGCCGAGCAAAAAGCAGCCGATGAGGCTGTACAAAAAGATCTTGAAGACCAAGCAACTGCAAATGCAGCAGCTAAGGCTCAACAAGAAGAAGAAGTCAAAACCGCTATCGTATCTGGTGTAGAATCAGGTGCTGAGCGTTTGCTGGCAGATATTCGCAAAGAGATGGCTGACGACAAGCAGCTTACTTCTGAGACAATCGAGAAGTACAAAAAAGACCTTGAAGAAAAGCAAGTTGAACTTACAGCTATGCAAAACAGCAAGAAGTCTTTCTCTGATCGTTCAAATGCAGGCGACGTAACTAAGTTCGGTAAAGAGCTTATGTACGGACATATGCTCGGTGTTATGACTGGTAAAGGTTGGGATACTAGCTATTCTAAGGACATCATGGAAAAAGCTGGTCTTAACTATGCAACTAATGCACCTGATATTGCTCAGGAAGTTTCTACTCAAATTGAGAAAGAAATTATGCTGGAGCTTAAGTTGGCACAGGTTTTCCGTGAAATTACTATTAATTCACAGACTCAAGTATTGCCAATCCAAACTGATGCACTTCCCGCAACGTGGGCAAACGGTACCGAAACCGCAACTCGCTTAGGTAACTTGGAAAACAGACCTCAAGTTACTGCTAACCAGTTCAATGCTAAGCAGATAATTCTGAAAGCTAATCGATTGATGTCGACTACTTTCATGGATAATCACATTGACGAAGAAGTTCTTGTTAACTTGATGCCAATGCTTATTGAGTCTGTTGCTCGAGCACACGCCCGCGCTGTAGATGATGCTATTATTAATGGTACTTCTGGAGGCCCTGCAGGCTTTGACGGTTTGGAAGCACTCGCAGGTACTGTTAAAGTTGACGTCCTTGATGATCCAGCAGCTGGAACATCTGATCTCGTAGTAACTGCAGCTGAGTTCTTGGCAGCACGTAAGCTTATGGGTAAGTATGGTATGAATCCTTCGGATCTTATCTATCTGGTATCTCAGGCTCGTTACTATGATCTAATTGCTGATCCGGGCTTTGCTGATATCACAGATGTAGGCTCTAATATAGCTACTAAGATCACAGGCTCTGTAGGCGCAATCTATGGTACTCCTGTAGTTGTATCTGACCAGCTCGAAGCTGAAGCTAATACAGCTTCTGTAGGCTATGCAGTTAACGTTAGGAATCACATTATTCCTCGTCTGCGTGGTGTATCAGTTGAGCAGGACTACGAAGTACTGAACCAACGCAATGTAATTGTTGCTAGTCAATCACTTGGCTTCAACCAGCTTGTGGGTAATAACGGTACTACTGACGTATCTGTTGTTAAATTGATTCGTACTGACGCAGGTTAATACTTAGAAATGAGGGGGAGTTTATCTCCCCCAAGTTTTTACTAATGGATTTATAGAATATGGCAAACTTATTAACATTGGATGAATATAAGGAATACGAAGGGCTGTCTTCAACTAAAGAGGACACTAAGCTCGAGCTTCTTGTTAATTCCGTTAGTCAATTAGTAAAAACTTATTGTGG